GTTTACTATATTTCTTTTTCTTATGTTTGTTGATTGCCTTATAAACTTGATTGTTTATATATTTCAAGTCATAATTATTATCAACTTCCTCATAATTACCCGACCCAAATATGTTCTTCAGTTGTGCTTTGTTTGCCTGAACTTGTTTGTGGCTTGATATTACCATATGGTCTGGAAGTGCCCTTGGTCTTAGTTGATTTCTTTTAAGTGCAACTTCTATTGTTGTATTAACAAAGACCATGTAAGTGTCATAACCAATTACTTGTAATGCTCTCATTTCTCTTTCTATTCTAGGAACATCTCTTGCAGTACTATCTAATATAAGACCCAATCGACCATCAATTGCGTGTGCTAGTTGAGATTCTGTTCCTTTCTTAGACCTTTTTCTAAGAAAGTCTTTTTGTCTTGTTTGAAAGTCCGACATAGCTGTCATCTTTAGTTCTAAACCTACCTTTCTAGCATAGTTCTCAAGTCCTAAATCAGTATTGATTAATTTCAAACCTGAACCTTCTAGTGTTCGTGCTGCAACCCATGACTTGCCTGAACCAGGTCCTCCTGCTAAGAAGAATGCTTTAAATATGTGTTTGTCATAAACACCTTCTGTTAGAAAATCTTTAAACTCTTGCATCTACGCCTCTACATGAAATGAAATACCACAACCACATGCTGCCTGAGCCTTTGGGTTGATATATGTGAATTCGCTTCCCATCAAATCTGCCTTATAACCTATTTCAATACCTGATAGATATCTTTCATTTGATTTGTCGACTAGTAGAACGCCATCAATCTCTTTATCATCTATTGTTTTAGAGGTATCAAAAGTCCAATCATATACAAGACCGGCACATTTACCAGCTTTCACTTGTAAACGAGCCCATGTACTATCATGTTCTTTTAATAGGGAGTTAATGTGCGAGAACGCCTTGTCGGAAAGTGTTAGATTCATCTAACTATTTATATCATTTACCTACTGCGGCGACTGTAGTCCATTGCATTTGTTTATCTTCAAATTCACCATAAAACATTGATGACCAATCACCAGTAGTGATGTATCGTTTGATGGCACGAATATATGACTGAGCACCGATTCTAGTTCTGAATGCCTTGTCTTTATCTTTTTGGGAAACTTCACTTTTGATTGAGCGTTCTGTTACTCGTGCAGTCTTAACAATTGACTCTTGTGTTTTTATCCACTTCTTAACATTCACATAAGATAATGTGTTGTCGTCTGATAGTGATTTAACTTTGTGGTGTACATTTGTTAGTTTAGGTGGCTTTCGTTTTGAACGAAGGTTTGCCATCTTTAATCTAACTGCTTCTTTCTTCAACATTTCTTCTGTTGTCATCATATAATTATTCCTCAAGTTTTATAAAAGTTCACCTTTGTAGTTTATCTTACCTTTATCTACAAAGTATTCACGGAGTTCATTGAAACCTCCTATGTGATTTTCATCAATCACAATCTGTGGTATTGTTCGTACCGTCTTGCCCAATTCTTCAAAGAGTTCCTCTAAAGAAATGTCCTTAGTAACTACCTTTTCTGTGTATTCAATTTTGAGTTGCGTTAATAACGCTTTTGCTTTATCGCAAAATTGACAGGCAGGTTTACTATATACTATTACTTTCATTTTACGAAATCAAGTGAGTATTTTCTACCATTAGAACTAAATGTTATAGTTGAATGACTGTATGATTTACTTGTTGATTCTTCATATCGTGTTTGAACATCACATACAGTAACAGTTTTAGTGCCTGGGTTCTTTTTAAGTTCATCATCATGCGCCAATGAAGCACCCATGAGAGCGCCGAACAAAGTCATTGCATCTTTACCATCGCCTTTACCAAAACTATTACCTATAGCACCACCAAATAATGCGCCAACTAGTTCATTAGTCGCACTTCCGTCGCCAGCAGGTTGTACTCTGTCTTGACATACCTCAACTCTGTAAGGTATTTGTTTAATAATTGTTTTGTAGTTGTCAGTTACGACACCGTTCTGAACTGATGTGGCGGCCGTTGCTGACATTGATAACGCAACTGTAAATAGTGCGATTAGTTTTTTCATTTTATCTCCTGATTTATTATAGGTTGTATCTCAACTGGGGTGTATAATGTATATAGACATGCTGTCAATATTAGTATGATTAGTATTTTACTCATTTTTTTATACGCTTTTTGTTGATTTTATATGTATATTATACACTAGTTTGGGAGTAAAGTCAAGCATTATTCCTTGCTTTTTGTGAAATAACTGCGTAAGAAAACTCGAAAGCGTGAATTATAGCGGTATTCTAAACCAAATGTCATCATCATCATCGCTGTCTTGAGATGAGTCAGCGTTGGTCTTTAAGAATTTGAAGAATTTAGTATAGAATAATTTTATTTTTGCCACTTTTCACGCCTTGAGTTAATGAAGCTTGAGATATCAAATCAAATTTCGGATTAGATACGCACTTTTAGGTTGTATCTGCTTATATTTAGAAGGAATAAAAGTTTGACTTTATTCTGCTGTATATTTACAGATAAAATACGCATCTGCTACATCAGTAATCGGTGATTTTGATTTAGTATCAAACAATAATTCAAGATTTACGCTAGTATCTTTCTCAAATGCCTCTAGCATTAAGTCTTTATTCGCATTACCTTTATCTGTCGCAAACTTCTTGATAACTGACGGCGGTAGTAGAGTATAATCCCAACCACACTCCATCTTGAGTTTGTATTTGAGTAGTCCTAGATTCTCTGCGATATGAAATACTCTACCTGTAGAACCGTACGAGTAATCTTCTATCTGAATGATTGGCTGTTCTTTTGGGTAATAACTTTTATACACATAAGATTTGATTATATCTATAACCCAGTCAGCAATGTTATTGTATCGTTCAGGTTCACTCGTATACAACTTGTGTCCTGTGCCTACATAACGAACATCATTATCTTTGAAAGTGTTGTCGTATTTCTTTGTACCTGTTAAGTAATAGAAACTACAATCTTCATACTTAAATTCACCCTTACTTGTGTTAACGCATACGCCTGGTGAACTTAAACTATAATCAATCCCAATCTTCATTTAGTAATTCATCTTCTTGGATTTCCTCATGCTCTTCGCCACAAAATGGGCAATACTGTTCTGTGTATTCTTCTTCAGGTAACTCGTGTACGATAATAAAAGTTGCAGAACAACTATCACATACTGATTTTGGTCTTACGCTCATAATTGAAATCCTTTAAAACTATTAGTTTCGACATCTTGTTTGATGCCACCAACCACATAACTTTCTATTTCTGTTTCTTGTGGTGCATTTTGTAATCCACGACTGTTCAACCAATGTTCTGTCCAAGGTAGAGGATTGTTTCTTGTTGACTGTTCATACGGCGGTGTTAGACCGATACTTTTCATTCTTCTGTTTGCCATAAACTCGACATACTGATTTAACAAAGCAGCGTTTAGACCAATCATTGAACCGTCTTTAAATAAATAATCTGCCCAATCTTTCTCTTGTTGAACAGCGGCATCATACATTGCATAAACTTCTGGTTCACACTCTTTCATAATCTCAAGCATCTCTGTGTCTTTCTCTTTGTTACGATAGTTGTTGATAATGTTTTGAGATACAGCAAGATGTAGATTTTCATCTCTAGCAATTAGAGATATAATCTTTGCACTACCTTCCATTAGTTTTAATTCACCAAAACCAAACGAACAAGCAAATGAAACATAGAATCGAATGCCTTCAAGTATATTCACATTGATAAGGTTTAGATAGAGTTGTTTCTTCATCTCTCTTAGACTACCTTCACCAGTTAAATGATACCTCTGTGCATACTCTATAAACCTATCATACGATTCGGTTACTGTTACGGCTCTTGCCATGATTTCAGGAGTCTGTACAATCGTGTCTAATACGGCAGTTGGGTTTGAATACACATTTTTCATTATGTAAGTGTAAGAACGACTGTGTATCGTTTCACTAAAGTCCCATGCAACAATCATAGATTCTAACTCAGGCAATGAACAGTAAGGAAGAAACGCCAGACATGGGCCTCTGCCCTGTACACTATCTAATAGTGTCTGATATTTTAAATTGGCAGTAAATATATGCTTCTGTTCTTTTGTCAATGAGTTGAAATCATTTCTGTCTTTTTGCAAAGACACTTCTTCAGGACGCCAGAAGAATCCTAACTGTTGTTGATTCAACTTCTCGAATACAGGATACTTCTGTTGGTCAAATCGTTGTGTGTTAGGCTCTGCACCAAAAAACATAGGTTGTTTAGTCCAGTCGACTTCTTCTGTGTTAAATACTTTAGTCATTTGACTCCTCATCTGGCGGATTTCTCCAGTCTTGTACATATTTCTTTTCAGCCCTAGCTAATTGCAAGTTTACATCTTTCCGTGTACCACGAACTGGCTGTGGATATTTCTGAGCCATTGGCTCAATGCCTTTAACTTGAGGAACCATAGTCTGTATTGCTTCCATATGACTTTCAGTAACTTCTTTATTAACAAGTCCTTTATAGATACCAACACCTTCTGAGCGTTCCCACATTTCAATAATATCATCTCTGATATAACCAAGGGGTGTTCCTGTTGGGTATTCATGCGTCCAGTTCATCGCCATCTTAGCAGCATTACTACGAATTGTTTGTATTCTGCGTTTCTCGTAGTACTCTTTCTTTCGCCATTCAACTCTGTCTATAAATGCCTTTGTGTATTTTTCTCCGAATAGTGTTTTAAACATTTTTCACCCTCTTGCTATTTGGGTGACGCTTAGCTGTGAATGTACTATGACTCATATTCTTTTTCACTTTATTTCCTTTTTTAGTTATTATTCCTGGTACGCTTCGTTTTCCCATTATATGTTCTCCTCTTCGTTGGGGTCAAAATAAGTATTTCCGTCAAAAAATGGCCAGGTTGGTTCAGTTTGATTTACATCACACTTGTGCATCCTTTCCATCTTGTCTATGTATTCATCATTGTCAATATTTGGGTCGATTTGACCATCTTCAATCAAAGCATTCATCCAATCAAAGTAAACCATTTGGTCAGATGTTGTTAGATTGTGAAATTGTGTTTTTTTATCCATTAGATTGTACATGCCTCACAATCTTCTTCGTCATCATATTTAGACTTTTCGGTATCTACATTATCATGCCAACCAACTGGGTGTGCCGGTTCATCTACATCTGTCTTTGCATCATATGTATTCTGATAGTAAGATGTTTTCCAACCTAACTTATATGTAGTCAGTAAATCATTTGCCATGACAGATATTGGCACTTCGCCGTCTTTGTAGTTCTCTGGATTATAACTCCAGTTGCCACTTATTGCCTGGTCAAAATACTTCTGCATAGTTGCAACGACATTAATGTAACCCTCATTACTAGGCATATCCCATAGTAGTGTGTAGAAGTTCTTCAGTCTGTGATACTCAGGAACTATTTGTTTAAGAGTACCTTTCTTACTTTTCTTCACAGAAAGATAATCTCTTGGGGGTTCTATCCCATTTGTCGCATTAGACACAACAGAACTTGATTCTGACGGCATTTGTGCTGAAAGTGTACTATGCCTTAGTCCGTGTTCTTGTATATCTTTTCGTAATTGTTTCCAATCATAACTTAACTTTCTCTTGATAACTTTGTCTAAGTCTTTCTTGTATGTATCGATTGGTAGTATTCCGTCTGAGTATTTTGTCTTATGAAAGTAATCACATTTGCCTTTCTCTTTAGCAAGATTATTACTTGCCTTCAATAGATAATACTGAAATGCCTCTGTTGTTTCATCAACTAGTTCAAGCGCCTTTGGGTCGTCATACTTAACATGATTCTTTGCAAGATAGTGAGCAAGACCAATATAACCAATACCTAGTGAGCGTCTTGACTCAGCTGAGATTCTTGCCGCCTCTATAGGATATTCTTGATAGTCTATGATTTCATCTAATGCTCTGACTGACAAATCACAAAGACCTTCTAGTTCGTCTTTATCTCTAATCAACCCTAGATTGATAGCAGATAGAATACACAACGCAATCTCGCCTTTCTCGTCATCAATATGGTCGAGTGGCGTTGTCGGTAATGTAATCTCTTGACATAGATTTGACATGTAAACTTTGTCTTTGAAAGATGAGTGTGTATTACAATGGTCAATGTTCATGATATAGATACGACCAGTTTCTGCCCTCTCTTTGAGTATGTCCATAAACAGTAGTTGTGCCCTTATCTTTGTTTTACTGATAGATGTTTTTCTTTCATACTTCTCATACATTTCATCAAACTCAGGTAGACCAAACGCCTCATATAAACCAGGCACTTCGTGTGGTGAGAACAATGTTATTTCTTCGTCTTTAATAAATCTCTCATAGAATAGTTTAGAGATTTGAATTGAGTAGTCTAACTTTCGTACTCTGTTATCTTCTGAACCTTTGTTGTTCTTTAAGACTATTATATCTTCGATTTCTTGATGCCAGATTGGGAAGTGAACTGTTGCACTACCGCCTCTTACTCCGTTCTGTGTACAACATCTTACAGTTGCCTCGAACTTCTTTAGAAAAGGAATGACGCCTGTATGTTGTATTTCTCCACCACGAATTCTTGAATTGATTCCTCGAATTCTGCCAGCGTTAATCCCTATGCCTGCTCGTTGGGCCACATAACGGCCAATAGCCATGTCGCTACTGAAAATACTAGGAAGACTATCATCGCTATCGACCAGAACGCAACTAGCAAACTGACGGAGAGGAGTACGAACACCTGCCATAACCGGTGTTGGTATATTAATTTTGAATTTACTAATTGCGTCATAGTATCTTTTGACATATGTAATCCTATTTTCTTGTGGGTAGTTTGCGAATAATGTAGCGGCAATCATCATGTACATAAACTGAGGAGTTTCAAATATATCACCATTACTTCTGTCTTGTACTAGGTACTTATCCATGACTTGTCGCAAGCCTGCATAAGTGAAATTGTAATCTCTTTCGTGGTCAATAAAACCATCTAGTCTATCTATTTCAGCAG